TTCGGTGTCGTCCTCTTGCAGACATGGAAAAACGATTTGGCTCTCGATGATAAAGCCCTGGCGAACGACATCGCGCCCTGGGTTCGAAAATATCAGGTCGAGACGCTTGCCTACTCGAAGCAAACCGCGTCCGCGATCGCGGTTCGACTCATCCCGGCTGGAATCCCGGTGCATGACGTCGATGGCAACGATTACATGCAAGCGTGCGACGAATGGTCGGGAGCCATCAATTCAGGAAGGTTTCGGCACTCCGGTCAGGAGGAATTCAGTAAGCAGGTTCTCTCAGCCGTGAAATATCAACGTGGGGATAGTTCATGGGTTATCGGTCGTCGGGCATCCAGCGCAACCGTCTGCGCTGCCGTCGCTTCGGCTTTGGTTACGCACTTTGCGACCCGGGTTGACGATGGGATCGATATTGTCGTAGGCTGAACTTGCTTGATCCGCTCCCGGAGTCAGATACTCCAGGAAACGCGACCGCCGGTTTTGGACGCCGGCGGTTTCGTTTATTAGACGGCGATTCGTGCTAGAATTATCCATCAATGGGCGTCCTTTCCGATTTATTCGGCACTCCAAAACAATCTGACGACGTAGTTGACGTTGCAGCTTCTCTCGCACCTCTTTACGTCAATCAAACCGCGCTGAATCTTGCTGGCGGTGTAATTAGCGTTCCGCGACTTTCCGCTCTAAGTGTTCCAGCCGTTGCACGCGCTAACGGAATCATCACATCGACGATTGGTTCGTTACCGATTGAGAAATTCAACGATGCAACAGGTCAACGCATCCCGGTCGAGCGATCATTTCGTCAGCCCGATCCTCGCGTTCCTGCGTCCTTGATTTATGGTTATCTTGCTCAGGATCTTTGGCTTTATGGAGTCGCATACGGTCAAGTTCTCGACATGTATGCCGCTTCAGATGGCGGTCGCGTTCGTCGATGGACACGCCTTGATCCGACGTGGGTTTCAATGAAAACAAATCCAATGGGAACCGAAATTCTTGGTTACACCGTCAACGGATATGAAGCACCTGCAAGCGGTGTCGGTTCCATCATTCCATTTTTCAACCTCGCCGACTCGGGATTATTGAATCGTGCCGGTCGCACTATCAGAGCAGCAATTGAATTAGAAAAGGCTGCCGAACTCTATGCAAAAGAACCGCTCCCGACGATGGTTCTCAAATCGACCGGCACGAACCTACCTTCGGAGCGCATCAAGTCGCTTTTAGAATCTTGGAAAGTAAGCCGACAAAATCGCGCAACTGCGTTTCTCAATGCCGACGTCGAATTACAGGCGTTGGGCTTTGATCCTAAGTCGCTTCAATTATCCGAGGCTCGTCAATACATCGCGTTGGAGCTTTCGCGTCAATGCGGAATCCCGGCATATTTCCTCGGTGCTGAAAATACGTCGATGACGTATTCAAACGCAACAACTGAGCGTCGTTCGTTGATTGATTTCTCGCTTCGTCCGATTCTGACCGCAATCGAGTCACGTCTTTCGATGGATGATTTCACACCAGCAGGCACTCACGTTCGTTTCGACCTAGATGACTTCCTTCGTGGAAATCCATTAGAGCGAGCGCAGATTTATCAGATTCTCACCGGCATCGGAGCGATGACCGTCGAGGAAGTTAGAAAGGCAGAGGATCTCTTAGGATGAAGATCAATTACCCAATGACTATCACGGCGGCAGACGTCGAGTCGCGCACTCTCACCGGTCGAATCGTGACCTGGGGCGAAGAAGGCAACACATCAGCCGGACGCACCGTTTTCAGCAAAGATTCAATTCAATTCAACAAGAACGTCAAGCTTTTACTAGAGCATGAACTCACCCGACCCATCGGCAAGATGGTCAGCGCAGAAGTTACCGATACCGGCATCGAAGCCAAGTTCAAGCTGGCAAATACCAGCGCAGCGTCCGATGCTTTGGTCGAAGCAGCCGAAGGATTGCGCGATGGCTTTTCAGTAGGCGTCAAATTGAACGAATGGCAATCAGAGGATGGCGCGATGGTCATCTCATCAGCCAAGCTCATCGAAGTTAGCCTGGTCACAGAGCCAGCCATCGATTCAGCGCGAGTCGCTGAGGTCGCAGCAAGCGACGAACAAGTTTCCGAGGAGGCATCCGCTTCTGAGGATCAACCAACAACACAAGGAGAACAAGTGTCCGACACTACCGTTCCAGCTCCTGCCGTCGAAACGGTAGAAGCACCGGTGGCAGAGGTTCAGGCTAAGTCTGCACCTATGTTCACCGCTCCTCGCGTGAATCTCAACGTCACCGCAGGACAATACGCACTCGCGCAAATCCGCGCAGCGCAAGGCGATTCCGATGCTCGCGATCTCGTCGCAGCTTTGGAGGTCGCTACTACTTCCGAGAATATCGGCGTAGTTCCACCGACATATCTTCGCGATTTGATCGGCATCATCGATGACTCAATGCCATTCGCTGACTCTTTGGAGCAGGGAACGCTGCCAGCAACCGGCATGAAGTTCTATCGTCCGGTTATCGGCGTCCAGGCGACCACCGCAGTTACCGCTGAGGGTGTTGAGCTTGATTCAACCGACACGACCATCACTTCACTCGAAGTTGACGTCGTCAAGATCGGTGGCGCAAACATCATCAACGCAGAGCTCATCGAGCGAAGCGACCCAAGCTATGTTGACGTTTTGCTTCGCGAGCTTGCTGCATCATGGGCTCAGAAGGCTGATGCTTACGCATTCAGCATCGCAATTGGCGCACCTGGCACATCATCCGGCGCAACACTTTACGCAGGTATCGCAGATGGTATTGCAGACGCTTTCGGCGTTCTTCGTCGCACACCAAACCGCTTCCTTGCAGACACCGGCAATTTCGCCGAGCTCTTGGCAGCAGTTGACCTCGATGGTCGTCCGCTCTTTGCAGCAGCCGCTCCAAGCAACGCAGCCGGTCTTATGACTCAGGGCTCAACTGCTGGAACCATCGCAGGACTCGGACTCGTTGTCGATCCAAACATCGACACCGGAACCGGCATCAAGGGTGTCGTTTATGCGTCTGACGCAGCGACCTTCTACCGCTCACCAGCAATCCAAATCCGATCCAATGTTGTCGCTAACGCGCAATATGAAGTCGGCGTCTATGGTTACGTCGCATGTGCACGCAAGTATGCAACTGCGTTCCGTAATATCACCGTAGCGTAGTAATCAATAGTCCCGGGCTGGTGTGATCCCGAGCCAGCCCGGGATCCCTAACAGAAAGGAACGAAATGCCAACAATTATCACCGCAAGTGAACTCCGTGCGGTTCTCGGCGTTTCGTCTGCCCTTTACTCGGACGCAATTTTGGACGACGTGATCGATACCGCCGAAGCGGTCGTCTTGCCGATGCTCGTTCGTTACTCCAGCCCGATTCGTTCGGTCGAATTGCAAGACAATCAAGCAATGTTCACCTTCGATGCCGTCCAGGTGTTCAACGAAGGTCAAAGCGTCGTGATCGCTAATGCTGGCTCTCCTTTCAACGGCACTCACACCGTTCTCGCTGACGGTTTGAGCGATACGACCTTCCGAGTGGCGATCACTAATGCCGACATCAAGAAAAGAAACCTGATTCCGGCTGGAACTGCAACCCTGAGCGGTGCAAGCACCTACGTTGGAGTTTCAGAAGTCGAGTCGGCGGTTCTAGCGGTCGCCACCGAGGTTTTCCAATCACGAAGCGCAGTTGGCGGTCAGATCGAAGGCGTCGATTTCCAGGTGACGCCATTCCGTCTTGGTCGCAGCCTTTTCAATAGGATTTCAGGAATTTTGGGTAAGCATATTGACCAGGAGTCAATCGCCCTATGAGCGTCGCGACAACCATTCGGGCGGCTCTCAAAACCGCACTCGCGCCGGTCGCCGCGAATATCTACGACCACGTTCCCGAAGCTCCGCAGGCTCCGCACGTTTCCATCGTGCCTGATGATCCATATTTCATTACCGAAACAATCGGTGACGCCACCGTTCGCGTTCGCGTCAATATGGTTCTCGCGATAGGCGTCAATTATGCGAACAACGCCGCAGCCTTAGACAATTTGGAGCAACTTATCATCAGCGTTCTAACGAGTATCCCTGGCGGTTATATCGTTGGAGAGGTCAACCGACCGACAGTTACACAGGTTGGATCGTCGAATCAGCTCGTCGCTGACGTCCGAGTTTCTACCTATTACACGAAACCATAAGGAGAAAACGTGGCTACAACAGTAATCACAGGTCGCGATATGACCCTCTCGTTCTCGGGTGGAACCGACATCGAGGCTCAGGCGACTTCCGCAGTTCTCACCAAGACGAATGTGCGTGAGACATACCAAACCCTCGACGGCGAGGCTTACAAGACCGTCAATCTTGAAGGCACATTCGATCTCGAAATGCTTGCAGATTGGGGTAAGGCGAGCTCGGTATGCGAAGCTCTTTGGGCAGCAGCCGAGTCCGCACCGGACACAGCTATTCAAATCACGTTCACGGCTGCCACAGGCGCGCAATTCGTTTTCGGTGTCCTCCCGGAGTTTCCAACCGCAGGAGGCTCAGGAATTGACGCTCAGACAGTATCCTTCTCGTTCAAGGTCGATAAGGGTGCAGTAACCGAGACATTTAGCTAATCGGAGGATCGGGATATGAAATTACCAATCACAATTACATACATGTCGGGAAACGTTGAAACCTACACCGCGCAGCCGCCGGAGTGGGCTAAGTGGGAAAGGGAAACCGGCAACAAGATCACTTACGCCGAAGGAAACATCGGCATTTGGGATCTTATGTTCCTGGCGTATCACGCTCATAAGCGAGAAGCCGCAGGGCAACCGGTCAAGCCATTCGATGTTTGGAGCCTAACCGTCGAGGACATCCAGGCAGGTGAGTCCGACCCAAAAGCCATCAACGCGGAAGCCTGAGTCGGTTGATCGTCGAATTGGCGATCGCGACACAGATTCCGATGAGTGAATGGACAGACGCGGAAGATATTTTGACCGCGTTGGAAGTATTGAAGGAGCGCAACAAGTGACCGAGCCAGCCTTAGCCTTCGACAAGAAGGAACTGCGCTCGGTCATAGGCGCATTCAAAGCGATGGATGAACAAGCAACCGACGAAGCCAAGAAAATGGGTTATGAGCTGGCGCAATATGCGGCGCAGGAAGTCAGGAAAGCCGCTCTCACTCGCACGGTCAATCCGGTGGCAGTTCGCAGAATCGCGGATGGTGTGCGCGTTAGCCGCACCTCAAAAGTCGGTGAATTCTCTTATGGGTTCGCCTCTCAGCGTTTTAGCGGTGGTGGCACGACGCAGAAACTATGGCGTGGTTTTGAGTTCGGTTCTAATCGATTCCGACAGTTTCCGACGCGCACTCCAAGATCGTCAGGGCGTGGTAACGCTGGATACTTCCTCTATCCGACACTCCGTCGCATTCAGCCTCAACTAGTGGCTCAATGGGTTCAGGCTTTCGATCGCATTTTGAAGAAGTGGACATAGCATGGCTGAATTTCGCACGCTGAAACTTTCCATCCTTGCTGACGTTGATAACCTCAAAAAGCAACTCGGTCAAGGTGAAAAGGAAGTTCAGGGATTTGGCGCAAAGATTGCTGAGTTCGGAAAGAAAGCCGCGCTCGCATTCGCAGCCGCCGCAGCCGCAGCCGGCGCGTATGCCGTCAAGCTCGCTGTCGATGGAGTCAAGGCAGCCATCGAAGATGAGAAGGCGCAGGAGTCATTACGGCGAACCCTGGAAAACGTCACAAAGGCAACCGACGCTCAGGTTCAAGCCACCGAAGATTTTATCCTCAAAACCTCACTCGCTACCGGTGTCGCTGATGATCAATTACGACCAAGCCTTGATCGACTCGTTCGAGCAACCGGCGATCTCGAAAAGGCTCAAAAGCTCCAGGCTCTCGCGCTTGACGTATCGGCTGGCTCAGGTCGAAGCCTACAAGCGGTCACAGAAGCACTCTCAAA